GCTTCGCGCTCATTGCAACATGTGGGTGAGTGCTGCTTCTTCGTGGCTTCCGCCGGGGCAGTGGGCAAAACGGTTTACGGAGAACTCCGAGTGGGATGGCACGACTTCGGTGCTGGCGGTTGATTCAGCCGTTGATGATTCCAAGTATGTGGGCGTGTGGTGTCGCAAGAATACGGACGGTGACATTGTTGCCTCAGTGGAGTTTCAGACTGAGTCGATTGCTGAGATGTGGGAGCAGATCACAGCGTCTCTGGAGCGTGAACCGAAAACACAGCTGGCGATTACGCCGTCTCTGTTTATCCATACGCCCGAAAAGTTTCAGCGCAGAACGGTGCAGTGGGGCTACGGCGAAATAAACAAATACACGTCAACCGTTAAGGGTCTCATCAACGAAGACCGCATCAAGCACACAGGTGAAATCCTCCTTGCCGAACATGTAAACAGGGCAGTACTGATCCGCGGTCAGGGTGGCGCACTGTCAATTTCCAGCCAGCGAAGCCCGGGCCCTATTGAGGCTTGTCGTTGTCTCATCGTTGCAGCTGCAATGGTGTCGAGACCCGGACAGGGAAATAAACCGACAATGGGTTCGTCAAGATAGTTGCATTTGCAACAACCTTGTGTAAGACTCCGAAGAGATGGGTATTTTCTCACGCAAGACCGAGAGCGCTAACTTCGCGTCTGCACCTGTGCAGGCGGCTGCAGGCGCGTCCTATATCGGCAACTTCATCAACTACACCACTGGTTCTGCTGAGGTTCGTGCGCTGAGTATTCCCACGGTCTCTCGTTCCCGTGACCTGCTTGCTGGCATCATCGGATCTGTTGGTCTGAAGCATTACTCAAAGCAGTGGAACGGCACCGACTATGACGAGGTGTACTTGCCTCTTGAGCCTTGGATGGAAACCCCAGACCCGAAGGTGTCGCGCTCGTTCTTCTTCGTAAACATCTTCTCGGACATGTTCTTCTACGGTGCAGCGTACGCCTATGTCACCACGCGCTACTCGACCGGCTTGCCTGCCTCGTTTACATGGCTCCCAGCTGCAAACATCTCCAGCACCGAACAGACTGGTATCCCTCAGTATTTCGGGCCTTCTAAAGAGCTTGAGTTCAATGGACAACCACTCGACGTCAACAACGTGATCCAGTTCTTGAGCCCTATCGAGGGCATCTTGAAGATTGGCGCTCAAGCCATTAACACAAACATCTTCTTAAATATGGCAGCCGACCGCTATGCCAGCCTTGAAACAGTTCCGGGCTATCTGCAACAAATTGATGGCGAGGACATGTCAGGTGATGACCTTGGTTCTCTTGCTTCGGCGTGGGCTGCAGCGCGTAAACAAAACGCTATTGGTGCGTTGTCGCGTCAAGTTCAGTTCCGTGAGTTTGCACAAAACCCTCAAGAAGTCATTGCGGATCAGCGCAAGTACCAATCTCTTGAGATGGCAAGGCTTTGCTCGGTTCCTGCTTACCTCGTCTCGGCACCCACTGAGGGCGCGAGCATGACTTACCAAAACGCACAGCAGGCGCGTCAGGACTTGTACTTGTTCGGCGCTCGTATCTATATGGACGCTATTGAGCAGACGCTTTCCAGCGCACAAGTTCTTCCCCGTAATCGCTATGTCGAGTTTGATATCGAGGACTACGAAGGATCCGAAAGTCCTGATGGGATGCCTAATAACGAAACGGATGATGAATTGTGAAGATTGAGTTTGTAGCTGTGCCTGTCACCTTGGACGCTGCCGCTGGCGAGGACAGCCCCCGTACCATCACGGGCGTGGCCGTTCCTTGGGACACTCCAGCGACAGTGTCCTCGGGTGAGTCGGTCATGTTTCGCCGTGGCGCTTTTGATGTAAACGCAAAGGCACCAAAACTTCTTGAGGGTCACGACATGACGCAGTTGCGTGGTGTTGTCACCGAACTCGTTGAAGCAGAGGAGGGTCTTTTGTTTACAGCAAAGTTCGCTAAGACTCGCGCCTCTGATGAGGCCATCGAACTTGTGAAGGCTGGCGCTTACGACTCCGTAAGTGTTGGCGCTATTCCCATCAAGTTTAAGTACGACAAGAACGGGACAATGGTTGTCTCTAAGGCTTCTCTCGCAGAAATCTCACTTGTCGCCATGCCAGCGTTCTCGGATGCTGTCATCACAGAAATCGCTGCTTCCCAGCCTGACGAAGAGTCAGAAGAAGAAGTTGTCGAACCCCAACCCCAAGACATTTCCGAGGAGGAAACCATGTCAACAGATACCCCAACGGTTGAGGCTTCGGCTGAAATCGTTCCAACAGCACCAATCTTCGCTGCAGCACGCCGTGAAGTAAAACTGCCAACCGCAGTCGAGTACATCGCTGCTGCCATTTCAGGTGGCGACCAGTGGCGCGCAATGTCAGAAGCACTTCGTGCAGCTGCACCAGACATCGTCACAACCGACACACCCGGCATCCTGCCAACCCCAATCCTTTCCCCTGTTTACAACAACTTCATCGGTCGCCGTCCAGTAGTTGACGCAATCGGCGTTCGTGCAATGCCTGCAGGTGGCAAGGTTTTCATCCGTCCTGAGGTCACCACGCACACAAGCATCGGTGCATCGATTAGCGAGCAGTCTCCAACCGCTGGAACAATGGTCGTTTTCAACAACCAAGTCACCAAGCAGATCTTCGGCGGATATGTAAACATTTCCGAAGCCGACATTGACTGGTCAGATCCTTCAATCCTTCAGATTGTTCTTGACGACATGGGCCGTATCTACGCAAACGCCACAGACAACTACGCAGCCGACCAGTTGGTCGCAGGCGTAAGCGTCACTCAAGCATTTGCAACAGCAGACGTTGCAAAGCCTGAAGTATGGGCTGCCGAAATTGCAGAAGCATCAGCAACAATCTTGAGCTCCTCAAACGGCAACTTGCCTACACACTTGTTCCTGTCTCCTGACCGCTGGCGCAACGTTGTCGGTCTTTCCGACAGTTCAAACCGTCCGTTGTTCCCACAGGTGGGCCCAATGAACGCACAAGGCGACCTTTCACCAAGCGCATACGGCGGAAACGCTTTCGGCTTGCAGGTTGTTGTTGACCGTAACTTTGCTAGCGGTGTTGCCATCGTTGGTGACGCATCTGGTTTTGAACTGTTCGAGCAGCAGAAGGGCACCATGTCCATTGAGTCACCATCGACACTGTCGCGCACAATCGCTCTTCGCGGTTACTTTGCAGCGTTGATGATTGACTCAACCAAGTTTGTTCAGTTCGCTTTCGCCTGATCACTAGGTAGTAGGAAAGGGTCTGTATGTCTGTTTACACAATCACTCATGGTTTCCACTTTGATGATGTGTCAGCCGTACAGACCCTGACCCCTTCCGAGGTTCAGCCCGGTGACAGCGTTGTCATCAATGGTGCTGGCGCAAAGTTCAATGGCACCTTCACCGTTATCAGCGTCGAGGAATGGGCTTACATTGGCAAAGACCAAGAGGGCTATCTCGAGTTTGACTATGACGTGCCGAAACTTAATCAGGTTTTGTATGCGGTCACTGGTCAACTAGATGATGAGGCGTATGCAGCTCTTGCTGGCACCCTGACGTTTACCGAGTCAATTACTTGGACTACTTCAGCGCTTGTGCTGGCGTGGCTTGGTATTGACGTTGCAACCGCTAACGACACGGCCTTTGTGGCTAAGTGTGTGAGCGCTGCTAACGCTTGGTGTTTCCGTAAACGCCGTGAGGCTGGCTACACCGATCTACAAGGCACCGTGCCTAGCGCTGATGTCGAGTTAGGCACCACCATGTATGCAGCGACGCTTTACCGTGAACGTGGAACTAGCGGTGACTCATACGGTGGCTTTGACGGTATGGGCAACTTGCCTATGCCTGTCACCCTTCATCGCATTATGCAGCTGCTTGGCTGTGGCAGGGCACAGGTTGCCTAATGGCTGCATCGGGCATTCTTTATGAGGCTGTAAACACGGTGAAGACCGCGTTGACTGCGCTCAGCCTTGTGCCTATCACTGACCCTCGCAACGCCCGCCCAATGTCCGTTTTAATCCAGTTGCCAACCGCTACAGCGTTTACATACAACGTCGGCGACATTCGACTGACCCTCAGCGTTCTTGCACCGCCTCCGGGCAACCAAGACGCAGGCGATTACCTGATGACTATCGCCGACCAAATAATGAACTCACCAATCGCAGTCACGGACTTACGT